CACCATCATATAGTTCTGAAGGACTATCAAACTCTGACTTATCATAGTTCCAATAGCCATCAACTTTTCTGATTTTAAGTTTGAAGTTAGCACCCTTCCAAAAATCGAATGGGTTTAGTGCTTCTTCATCTTCAAAAGCAGGATTCATTGCTTCAGTAATCTTATCAAAGATTTTCTTACCAAAACGGAATAGACGGACTGTGCCATCATTCTCTGGGTGTTTTGGATCACTTACAACTAGAACATTGGCAAAATACTTCAGGATACGCTTCTGTTTACGAGCAATCTCCTTATCAGCTTCATTACCACTGTTCCACAACTCTGTATTATATTCTGATACAGGGTCATTCTTACCAATAGTTGTTAAACTATTCTCAATGTACCAACCACCTGGACCACTGAAAGCATGGCTCCAAATACGGACCCAAGGCAAATCTTCACCGGAAGGTTGTGGGAGGAATCTGATTACTGCATAGCCGTTGCCGGACTTATCCAAATCAGGTTTCCATTGTCGGGCATCTTCAAAAGAGCCACTGGCGGGGGCACTAATTTTATCCAACTCTTGTCGCAACTCAGCGAAAGAACCAGACTTCTTTTTTAAGTCTTTAAAACTCATATTTCATATCTCCATATTAGTCGTATGTTTACAACGATAACTTGTATAATCGCTATCGTATCTATTTATAATAACATTATTTTTAAGCAATGTCAAGCTTTTTTGAAAAAAGTATATGGAGGTCCGGCCGGACCTCCGTATACCGTAGCCAAACTTACTAGTCCTTCTTTGTGAAGATCCAATAAATGACGCCAAGTGCGACTAGACCAACTAGTCCCTGGCTGCCTAGTGATGCCACTAGGCCAGTTATGTTCCCGATGACATCTACGGGTAAGAATACTACGGTATCTCCGAAAAGAACCTGTAGCACTACAGCTAGAGCGATCAACGAAACGGCAACTCCTGTTACCTGATTGATCCATCCCTTTACTGTTGTTACTAAATCACTAGCCATTGGTTATTACCTCCTTTGGTTTGTTTTAGTGAAGCCTATCATACATTTCATCTTGTGTAATGTATTCTAGGTTAGGAGTGTTTTTCCACTCCTCGATTACTCGACTAATCCTATCATTACTTGATATAGGTTTAGGATTAACCTTGTAATATGAAATCTGTGGGAACTTATCAAAAATAAGCTTGTGATAATTTATCCAATTTGCAGGTGGTACTTCAGAGCAACCTGCCTCAATATAACAATTAGTTCCTTTGTATATATTGTTTACGTTTTCTCCTGTTTCTGAGTATAAGTCGTGTCCGACTAAATAAACTTCGTTTGGATTGTCGAAATGTGATGCAAGAACATTCGATAATGGGCCGGATGAGAATCCATAATCACTTCCTCCTGGTAGTGTTCTTGCCGATATTACTTTATCTTTAGGTGCACACCAAGTAATCCATAGACCCGCTCGGTTTTCACCTAATACACTATTTATGTCTTCCAGTTTTGTATCAGGCCATCTTTTCAGATAATCTTCGCGAATTTTTAACATTTTATCTAAGTCCATACCACTCAAGGTAAACTCATCCCAACCCGCAGGCCTAGGACTTTCATGGATAAAATCTTGGATATTATCTAAGGTTTCTCTAGTTATGTCACTGGGTCTTACCAAGAAATTATAAGCTTCAACAGGCAACCTGGCCCAATCCCTAAAATATGTCACATTATCTAAACAATAGCCAGAATTATACACCTCAAACCCCATTTCAATATCAGTACACACTAATCGGTCTGGAGTCCAGTCACGGTAAAGGGCATTAGCACCCCATACAATACACTTCTCTTTAAGCTTATCAAGGTCTAAACCCGACCTACTTTCACCATTACCGAGAAGAATAACTTTATTCTGTCGATTCATCTTCCGGCTTGGTTGGACTGGATTTGTAGAAACCTTCACCTTTAAGATGAAAATTCGGAGCACCTGGCTTCTTTCCCAATGTTGGTTCGCAACACTCTGGACAAAATGTCAATGTTGCTGTATCTTTTAGCTGTAGTACATCAATAATTTCATGGCCACAACTAGAACACAAATAATCAAATAACGGCATTATTCTTCCCTCAATTCATTCCAAGAAACAGGAAAATTCTCTCTAACAATCTCATCAATCTGCCATGCCACTTCTTGTGTTTCTTTCTGAGCATCGGCTTTACATCGTAGATTACAAATTCTAGCAAATGCCAATACACTTCCTGTCCACACCCATTCTGTATAGGTGTTCTGTGGCAATATCATTCTTGCTTGTTCTGGCGTCACACCGGCCTCAATCATTTTATTGTATGATTGTACAGCATCTCTACAAACCCTTCTCAGGGCCGTGCCAGCTCGTTCCTCCCTATCAACCCACACAATAACTTCATCACTACTGCCTTGCTTCTTATCTGTTGGTCGGCCTCGCCATACCTCAGGGAAATAAAACTCAGGCTCACTGTCAACATAACGGCGGCTTACCTCGTTCCAGCATAAGCCCACTTGGTGCTTCACCAACTGTCTGGCAACAAAGATAGGTGCCTTGACTCGTATTTGGATTGAGGTATGTGCAAATGGAGACCAATGATTATGCTTGGCAAGATATTTGATTAGTTTCTTATCTTTATCAGACAACTCATAGATACCCTGAGCAGGTATATGTTTTTGCCATTGTGATTTATTACCAAAAGAAACTCTTGCGGCATCAACAACAGATAGGTCAGTGCCCAGCTTGTCTAAAAAGGTAACTTCCATGATTAGTATTTCAGACTGACAGTATCCAATACGGTAACAGAACCATCATGTATGCTATCAATCCAATCATCTTGGTGTGGACCGTCCCCAGCAGACACATCTATACACTCTGGTCCTTGTAAGTGGTAATCTGCCCCTTCATTATAGTCGGGTTGTGGTTTCCAATCTTTATTATATTCATACTCATTTATTGTTTCTTCATGTATGATATGGTCACCTATCACTTCTACTTCAACAGCCTGCACATCCCTTTCTGGACCTAAATCACAGAGTTTATCATATGCATCTATCTTTGTATAAGCATCAACAATATTAACTCTCTTTACCAATTCAACTGTAGTAATAACCCATTTAGTCATCATATTACTCTCCATTATCTAACATATTATCAATTCTTTCTTTGAGTTCAGCCCGTTCCAGTTTAACTTCTTCTAACTGCTCTACCAGTTCTTCACTGTCAGGGTTTTCTCTCACAAGCTTTTTGAGTTCATAATATTGTTTTGTCAATTCACGATATTCATATGTATCTATTCTGAGATAGATTTGTTGTTTCATGGTCTGCTGTTCTTTAGCATCCACATATCTGTCATCAATTAACCAAACGCCTGTAATAAATGTAATAACTAGGGCGGCGCTACCTAGTGCCTTCATCACCTTCATAATCTTTACCTATAATATAATTTTCTACTTCTTGTAAGCGGTCAAAACTTTCACGGGGATACCCTTCAGCAATACGTCTAGCATATGCCTCTTTATAAATTCTTTCTACTTCCAAATGATTAGTGGCCCACATAAGGCGGGACCATTCATCATCAGTAAATTTTAATCTATCTTCCACTTATGATTTCCAATAATCAAAATATCTCTGTCTTCCTTCCTCTAGCTCATCGTCCATTTCTGTCTTAACTATTCGTAATTTAGGTCTATCAAAAAATGGAGCAATAGTATTTCTGGAATCTTGAATTCTAGATGAGATTCTTATTTTTTCACTTTCTCTTTTCATCACAAAAATTCTGTTTAGTACATACTCTATATAAGTCATACTCCTATTTAGACTATTTCGTAATACGGACCTTCCCAACCCCATTCTTTGGCATCTGTAGTTCTAATCCACTCATACTCGCTTGTTAAAATTCCTTGGCGAGAATCGTGCATAACTACAGTAATGGGAATTATTTTACCTGTTTCTGTATGTTTTAGGTTTAACTTCTTACCTCTACGATACAGTTTAGGTTGTGTTTTTGGTTTCTTCATAATAAAAGGAGGCATGGAGGAAGGAAGGACTTGGGTTCACCTTCAACCGACACCAGCAAACTACCTTTGCGTTGGTTCGTCGGCACTTCGCCCTAGTCTGGTTAGACTAGTGTGACACCGTAACCTTTCGGTGAGGTGCCTGGATACCACTCCTGACGAATAACATTATCACCATTTGCCACAGCGATTATTCTGCCACTTCCTCCCCCAACTGTATGCCTACAGTTAGGTGCCTTTTATTTCCTATCCTCTCTTACTTGGTTCAATTCATCTTTCCAATTACGCTTACGATACTTCTTTTGGTTGTAACGTGAAACAAGATCATCAGACAATTCTTGTAATCTGGGCAAACAAATATCATCAGCCCATCGTGTAAGTTCAGCATTATCAAACTCCAACTTACGGACTCTTTTCTCTGACTGTTCCAATTTATAAGACAAATGGGCAATTCTTCGCTTTGCCTCATCAATATAGGATTCTTTTTCTTTTACCTGTTCATTCATAATCAGTAAGCTCCTTCACTTTATCTAATGTAATCAACCTAAATTTATTAGCTGGTACTTTTAAAAATGGCTCATAGTTTTGTATCAATTTACTCAACTCAGGCCACACAAATTTTTCTTGTATCTTAATGTCAAACACTTCCCGGAATCGTAATAACCTTTCTAGTATCACTAAAGTTTCTAATGTTATTTTATTTCCTAAAAATGACTTTACTATTCTTGGGTGTTTTCCTTCAGTACTATTAAATAGTATATCAAAATTTTCAGCTGGTGTCAAGAGTTTTTCCAAATCATTGCTATAAACATACTCTAAACTTTGATTTATCTTTTTGTGGGCTGTCCAATTCTTTTTATTGAAGTCTCCAATCCACTCAACACCACGAATAAAATTAGCCAAATAATATTCTAAAATTTCTGGGTCTGATAGTTTGCTGGATAAACGGACAAACTGATATTTGTCTTTGCGTTTCTCAAAAGCCTGAAGTGAAGCATTAGTTTTAGCATTATACTTGTAGTAATCATACTCGCCTCCAAAATGAAGTTTGAGGGCTAGATAATGCTGATAAGCTTCAAATGAGTCCATATAACTCACAGAGGTAACGAGCTGGTTTTTGGTAAGTAATTCAATTCTTCAGCATCATACTGTATCTTTTCTTTCATCGCCTTGTCCATCCAACGAGTGCAAGTATGTGCTTCCAAACCATTCTGTTCACAATAATACATTATAGCTTCTAGATGGGTCAGGCGTTTAGTCCTAACCAAATCTTCTATAATGATTGTAAATTTTTTAGGTGTAATTTTAGTTGCCATAATAATAATCTCAAAAATAAAATGCCCCTTTTTGGTAACAAGGAAGAGGCGACTCCCCGCGAAGTTATTACGCTGCTAGCGCATATTCTCCGTAGTAGTAATCGTCATTTGCGGTTACTTTAAGTGTCAGATTCCTCGGATATCTTTTCGTTCCGTCCGTCGATACTAGTCATC